CGCCGTCGATGACGAGAGCCTTGTTTGCGCCAAGCGAACCGGTCGCCCCAGGCGCGGGCAGCGTGAGGACGGCATCCACGCCGGCCAGGCTCTTGATCGTGCCGCCGTTCAGCGCCAACGCGCTGGTCGAGGTGTAGTCGAGATCGGGCGAAACGTCGCCGGCCTGCACCGTGTAATTGAAGGTGAGGATGCTCGTACCCGTGCCGGAGGCGTAGGGAATGACCCGGTCCGTCGTTCCGGTTTCGATGGTGAGCTGCGGCGTGCCAGTGACCGTGACTGCCTTGGAGAAGGTGACCTGAAGGGCGATGACCTCGCCGACACCGTAGGTGCCGTTGGTCTTGCTTGACGAAACGCCAGAGACCGCCGGAGCCGCGGTATCCCGGACGATCTGCATTTTCCCGCCGATGTCGGCCTCCACGCCGTCCTCCCGCCAGCCGGCAGGAATCGAACCGGCGCTCGCTCGGGGCCACAAAGCGGTAATCCCCTCGGGGACGCCGCCGCCGGCGCCCGCCACAGCCGCATCGACATAGGCGGTCGAAGCCTTTGCCGCCAGCGCGGCGACCAGCCCAACCACGTCGGAAAGCCCGATCGCCAAGATCGTCTTCAGCTGGGCCGGCGAGACATAGTCACCAAGGAGCCAGTACGTCGATCCGTCGTGGAACCACGTGAGGCAAACAGCCCCGTTGCCAGGGACGGTGATCGAATCGATGACCGCCCCCTGGTTGAATGAGCGGCTCGACGGGATGGCGACCGTTCCGTCCGACCCATTGGTGGAGACCAGGAAGAGCACCTGCTGGACGCGAGGATCGCCCGCCGGGAAAGCCACAGTCATTGACGTCCCGGTGAGCGTCGCCTTCTGGACCGCGCGCACGGCGTGCAGCGTAAGCGTGCCGCTCGCGACGTTCCCGTGGTCGTGGATCAACGCCGACATCCGCTCGAACGTGGTGTTGCCGGTGAGGGGGGCGTCGGCCTTGGGTGCGTACTGCGTGTGCGGATCTCCCGCTGCGACGTGGGCAGCAACGGCGGCGGCCGCAGTCCCAGAGTCCTCCTTCCCGGCCACAGCGGACGTGGCCGCAACGACCTCGTCATTTACGGCCGTGAAATTGCTGTTGATCTTGGCGCGACTCGTTGCAGGCGCCTCGTTGCCGGGGATGTTTTGAATGGTTGCCATGGCTCAGGTGGTCATCTGGTCCCACGTCAGGTAGTTGTACTCATCCCACGTCAAAACCAGCGCGTCCCACGTGGCCGGGATGCGGTTGAATTCCGTCCGCGCCGTGAAGGTCGCCGTCCATTGCCGTGCCGTGAAGGTCGCGTTCATGGATCAGGTCGTGCGGGTCTGCTCGTTCTGAACCAGCAGCACCCCTCTCGCTACCGTGTAGGTGTTGCCGCTCCCGTCCTTGATTTGGAGGTCAAAGGGGTAGGAGCGCGGAGAGAGTGCGCGCGTCTGCGTCGGCGAGAGAACGAGCCGACCGATGCCGGATGCAGGCGTCGGATAGGTGATCTCGGTTGCCGTGGAGGCTTGCAGCACCGCGTCGGCGTCGGTCGTCTGCGCGACTGCGTCGGTATCGCGCACGGTGAAAAGCGCAGAGCTACCGGTGAGATTCACTGCCGCGCCTGCCTGATCCAAGACGGTGAAGTCCCACGATGCAGTATCGCCCCGCGTGCAGGCCAGGACAGTGGTGGTGATCGTCGGCAAGCTCATCCGATGAAGCCTCCGATGCGGTTCATGGTGATCAGGCTGGTCAGGGTCATCGGAATATCATTGACGATGTTTCCGATGTTGATCGGCGTGCGCACCTCATAGAGATGAGCCGCGAGAAAGAGAACGGCCTGGCGCTGCGAATAGGGAACGGATGCCCAACTCGATGCGCCGGCCGTGAAAGCCACGCGGACGGCATCGTGCCGCTCCGCGATCGTGGGCTCCGAGAACGTGCTGCGAAACGTGAGCACCGCCGCGGCGTCCTCTGCGGTGTGCAGAAGGTAGTTGGCCGATGACAGAGTCTGCTCGGCGTCGTTTGCGTCGAGGTACTTGACCGAGGTGATCGAGGATACCGGGTTGCGGTCCAGCGAAATGAGCCCCGAGTCGCTCCAGTCGGGGATGGCGAGCTCATAGGTCTGCGTCAGCAGAGCGCGACCCGTGAGCCGCTCGAAGACTTCCCGAGCGGCTGCCAGGTATTGGAGCAAAATGGGAACCTCCGCGCCATCCGTGACCCGCAGATGCGACAACGCCGCTTCGAGCAAGAACTGCTCGGAGGGCGTGTCGGTCAATTTGCGGAGTTGGCGCATGGCGCGGAGGGTTGGGCTAAACGACTTCGGGTCAGGCGGTGCCGGCGATCTTGCCGACGTGGGTCTCGCCGTTCACGCCAGACGCCTGCGTGACGGGCGAAAGGCGCGAGCCGTAGAGAATCGCATTGGCGACAACCGTTGCATTCTGGGTTCCGCGCGAAACGACCACGCGGCCGTACCGCTTCGTCGGACGCGACACGTCGATGTAGAACACCTCGTTGTCGTCGTCGTCCGCGATGGTCTGAGATGTTCCCGCAACGTCAGCCGCATCGCCGAGGTCGGATGCAGCGCCGTGCTGGAACTTGATGGAGGTCACCGCGCCGGTGACGATCGGGCCGGTGTTGACCACTATGAGTCCGCAGTCGAACCCGCTGAAATCAATCACCGAGCCGTTGATTGCGCTCGTGCCGGCAGCGCCGGCAGCAACCGTCACGCAAGGGACGATTGCCACATTGGGAATGAGTTGGCTCATGTTGAGTCAGTCTCCGGGTTAGCCGAGCTTCACGCGGGCGAAAGCCAGCTCATCAACAGGCGCGCCGTCCGAAGACATGCGACCGATGAAGCCGACCTGATTCGTGCCGGCGTACAACTCGACGAGGCGCTGCACCGTGTAGGGCAGCTGATCGACGATCCAGTACTTGCTGAAGTCGCCGAAGAGGCCGACGTAGAGGCCGCTCGTGAACGTGTTGGGCACGTACTCGGACTCGAAGACCGGGCGCCCGAGCAGCGTGTCGGGTTGGCCGAGCTGCGTGGAGGGCTGCCAAATGTAGGTCGTGTCGCCGCTGATGCCCGTCTTGATCTTGCGGGCCATCTTCACGGCATCGCGGTGGAGCAGCCACGAGCCATTGGCGCGGTACTGCTGCTTGATCGACATCTGGGCCTCGGTGAGACCGTCGAACGTGAAGGCCGTCGACGTGTTGCCGGTCGAAACGTCGCGACCGGTGGAGATTCCGGAAGCGGAGGCGGTGAACACGCCGAGGGGCTGGCCGGAGCCGGAGCCAGTGAGGAACGCTTTCTCCTGGGCAATCGCGAACTTGTAAGCGAGGCGATCCGCAACGATCTGCTCAGCCGGCAGGGTCGCGACCTCAAGCAGCTTGATCGACACCTTGATGCCCTTGGTGAGCATGTTCGGAGCCATCGTGCGCTTGCCGATCGCGAGCGCCGTGTCATTCGAGACGGCGGCCACTTCAGTCGTCCAGTCGGCATCAGCCGGATCGGCCGTGATCGTGGGGACGCCGAGGTTGGCAAACGAGTTCAGCGTGTACTTCGTGGCGAGCTCACGCATGAACACGAGGTCATCCATCTTCTTCAGCACTTCGGCAACGAACTGCTGAGGTGCAACGATGTTGCCGCCCTCGCTGGCCGTGTCGGCCGACAGGTCGCGGCGCTCACCGCGCACGAGGAAGTTACGGAAGTCCTCAATGTGCTTCTTGGCGCGGGACTCCTTGTCGTCGGCATTGCCGGCGATGCGGTTCTCGGGAACGGCGCGCAGTTCGGCTTCGCGCTTTTCGTTGCGCTCGGCGATCTCCGCGCTCTTTTCGAGGTTGGAAATGTCGGCCTCAATGGCCGCGATCTTGGCCAGGCTGTCGGCGGAAAGGACGCCTCCAACGGAAGCCTCCTGGATTTTGCGCACGTCGCCGATGAGGGCCGCGCGCTTCTGCTTCATCTCAGTGACGATATGCACGAGTGTATTGGGTTGAGTTTACGAAAGCCGCTCAGGGTTAGAGCGGAATGGTTAAAAGCCGGATACGCATGGCATTGAGGCGCTGTGCCGTTTCCTGCTCCGGGCCGAACTGGCGCAGCGTCCGCATGGCAACGGAGGTGTCCGGGTAGGCGGGCCACGTCACCGCGCTGACCTCGTGCAGGTCCACGTCGAGCAGCTCACGGAGCGTCGGCTCATTGCCCACGCCGCGGGTCCACTTGTCCTGCTTCGTGGAAAAGCCGAAAGACATCCCCTTGATGTTCCCGGCACGAACGTCTGCCGCTACGTCACGGGCTGCAGTGGTGTCGGCCAGCGTGATACTGACGAGCAGGCCGGTGGCGTCCTCGGTCAGCGAGAGCGTACCGGCAGAGCGGCGGGCCAGCGGCTTGCTGGCGTCGTGGTGAGCCAGCGCCAGAATGTCGCCGCCGCTTTTGAGCGAGCGGGTGAACGCACCGGGCTTCACGACCTCGACGAAGCCGCCAAGGTCGAGGCTCCGCTTGTCGAACATGACAGCGTAGCCAGACAGCACGCCCGGCTTGCCGTCTTCTGCGCGGAGTTCGATGCCTTCAATGGCGCGACGTTCGAGGTTCATACGGTTGGCGTGTTGTCGGGCTTGTCGGACTGGAAATCTCCCAACCGCGTGAAGTTCAGCGGCTGCATGTAGGAGTCGCCGCCCTCGATGCGGTTGAGGTTTTCGAGGTCTCGGATGTCGTTCGATGAGAGCCAGCCGCCTTCGCGCCCGACCCGGTACGCCGTGTATCGGCTGGTCGTGTCGCCGCGCATCAGTGCGTCCAGACTGAACTCGATGAAGTATTCCCGGCGCTCTGCCCGCGTGAGCAGTGCGGTGTTGAGTCGTTGCTCCCACTTGACCGCCCACGGCCGGATACAGTCGGTCACGAACTCGATTGCCTGGTGCTCAATGTTCGAGAACGTCGCACCGCTCATGTCCTGAATCTTGTGAAGCGGTACGCGGAAGATGCGGGCGATCTCCGGGATCTGGAACTTGCGGGTCTCCAAGAACTGCGCGTCGTCGTTCGACATGCTGACGCCGGCGTACTTCATGCCGCCGTTGAGAATCGCCATCTTGCCGGCGTTCTCCGGCCCGCTGTGCATCTTCTCCCAGTGTTCGCGCAGAGACTTCAGCTGCGCCTCGCTCAGATTGCCGGGGGTCTCCAGAACGCCCGAAGGCTTGGCGCCGTTGGAGAAGAACTTGGCGCCGTGATTCTCGGTCGCGATGGACAGGCCAATCGCGTTCCGCGCCAGTGTGATCGGGGAGTAACCGAGCACGCCGTCAGGCCCAAGCCCACGAACGTGCAGCATGGTTTCCGGCGTGAAGATCTCCTGCGGGCCGGACTCATCCTGAACGCTGTAGGTGATCGCGTCGGCCTTGCGAAAGACTGAAACCCGATCCGGATGCACCGGGCGCAGTGCGGCGACCGTGCCAGATTGATCGCGCACGATTCGTGCGTAGGCATTCCCGCGCAGACACAGGTGGGCCTGCATCATCTCGCGGAACTCGCACGACGTCAGCAGGTCGTTCGGCGCGTCGTGCAGAACGCCGTAAAGCGGATGGTCAACGGCTCGCTCGCGTCCGCCGCCGGGAAGCCTGCGGTACACGTGGAGCGGCAGGGTGGCGACGGTGCCGGCGATGACCGACACGCAGCCATAGACCGATGATGCCTGGAGCGAACTCTCGGGCGTTACCTGAACGCCGGACGAAGTGGGCGAGCCGCCAAAGATTGAGGCCCAATTGGCTGATGCGCTGGACGGGTGGGCTCGTGCTTCCGCCGCCCTGCCACTACGGGCACGGTCTGAGGCCAGCAAGTCGAGCGCGGTCTTTGCCACGCCCCCAGCGTCTTCCCGGAAAACACACGCGCAACGGTGCGGTATCTGACATTACAGGACGGATATGCTCTGACACGGACGGGCACGGACAGACTTGGGTTTTTCCTTGAATCCCGGATGATCTTTGAGCCACAGCATCAAGCCGTCAACCGTGGCCCGCCCGTCGATGAATGTCCCGTCCCGGTCTGCTTCAGACTGCTTTCGGATCACGCGGATACGGTCGACGGTAAGGCGGATCTTCCGGTGCTGCTCAAGCTGGTAGGCCAGCTCCTTCGGCCAGTAGTAATAATCGGTCATGGGTGCTCCTGTAAATTTAGTCGTCGGGTTCGGTGTGCCAAAACTGCGGAGATTTGTTGCGCCATTCTCCTTCTCTTGAGCCGCATCTTTGCCCGAATCCGGTCAGATTCTTCTACAAAACAAGGCGGGAGCCATTCTCCTCCAACGCATTCTATGCCCCTAAACACAGCCCAATCCATGCACGTCTTGCGCTCCGGGTTGTTTTTATGAGGCGCTAAATACCACCCCTTATCGATCGTTAGGTTTTGGGCAAACGCCTTACCGATGTTTTCAGCCATAGCTATATCGATGCCTGAATTAATGTGCACAAGCATTCTGCCCATTGCGCAGGCCAGGGTTAACTCAGCCCTGTGTAAATGCTTTGTCGGCATTGGTGTATCAATAAGTCCAATGTCCTTGTCGTGACCAGAGACATTGTTTAGACAGATAACCGAGCGCCTTAGGTGCCTAAGCACCATAATCGCCCAGAGGTCGCCGGCATATTTTGCCATAAACGGAGAGCATGTATCCAGATGAACTACATCAACCCCAATAGACTCGGGCCACGCGCAAATCACATCATAAACATCCCCCTTAATAGCGAGCCCACCGTTAGCCCTGATAGAGTCAACGGCAGCCTGACTACGACTGACTGCAATTAAGTTCTCATCGCGAAATCCACGCTCGATAGCAATAGGCCTGTCGAGATCATCCTCCCCTGATAGATAGAGCGCCAAAGACTCTCTTGGTTTCTTGGGCGAGTATTCCGCGAACCGGTTCCAGACTCGTCGCCTCCAGTGGTTCTTTTGCGCGTTGTCGTAGCCCGTGTTTTGATTGCTCATGGTGGTGATGGATTAGAAAAATGAGATGCTCGGGGTTGCGGGTTGATGCGTCGTAACCATGTCGTGCCCGGTCGCCATGATGGCCGCCACCACTCCGTCGATACGCTCGCGGCTCTTGCGCTTCGAGGGCTTGATGTTGCCGGCCGGGTCCTCCTCCTTGGCGACGTGGCCGATCATCCAGCGCATGACCTTGTTGCCGTCGTGGAGAATGTCCTTCCGCGCGATCCGCTTCTCGAACTCTTTTGCTGCGGGGGACATTGACGCGTACCCCTGACGGAATGAGATCATGGGCAGGCCCTCGCCCTGCAGATTCGTCGCGATCTGGGTCGCGTTCCATGGGTCATACGCCAGCCCGCAAAAGGGGGTCTCGGCGTGCAGCTTCAGGATGTCAGCCTGGATGATGTTGTAGTCGACGACGTTCCCCGGCGTCGTGCGAATCAGTCCTTCCCGCACCCACACGTCATACGGCACGCGGTCGCGCTTCACTCGCTCACGCATGGAGTCCTCCGGGATCCAGAAAAGCCACTTCATCACGCGCCGATCGCCGACGCGGAAGATGCGCGACAGGCCGGCCAAGTCGATCGTGGTCGAGAGGTCGAGCCCGCCGGAGCATTGCAGCCCGTCGGTCGGCGGCAGATCACCACTGCAGGCGTCCCACTGGTCGAGATCCAGCCACCGCTCTGCCTGCTGAACCCAGATGTTCAGCTGTTTCGTGAGAAACGTGTTCAGCTTTCCGGGGGATTGCTGGGCAAGCCGCGACTGCTCGGCCATGAAATCCTCGTTCTTCGCCTCCCCGAGCAGGGGGTTGGCCTTGCGCCAGGTCGCGGGCGAGTGCGGATCGTCGCCCTTGTCCGCCGAAAAAATGATCCCGAAGACGCGCCCGTTGACGATGCGCTTCTCGAGTACCTCGATCACCAGCGTGCGGCGCTCCATGCAGATTCCATCCTGGATGACGCCGGCCGTCGTGATGATGAAAATCAGCGGCTGCTCGCGGGCGCCCATGCCGTCCTCGATCACGTCGAATAGGTCTCGATTGGTCCACGCATGGAGCTCGTCGATCAGAGCCAGCGAAGGATTGAGGCCGTCGAGGGTCTCGGAGTCGGATCCCAGCGGCTTCCAAACGGAGTCTCGATCGTCCCAGCGAATCTCTTTCACGCGCAGAGCAAACCTCGCCTTGAGCGAGTCGCTCGCCTTGATCATCGCGCGGCCGTCCTTCCATCCGATCTTCGCCTGGTCCTCCTTGGTTGCGACCGAGTACACCTCCGCGCCTCGCTCCTCGAGCAGCCCGAGCACGCCGATGCCGGCCGACAGCGTAGTCTTCCCGTTCTTCCGCGGCTCCTCCACGTAAGCCGAGGTGAACCGCCGCGGCCCGCCCTCGCGCATCTTCCAGCCGTAGACGCTGCCGACGATGAACTCCTGCGAAGGGTGCAGCTTGAACGGCTGGCCGGCGAACTTGCCCTTGTAGTGCCGGAGCCTGGGGAAAATCCCGATAGCCGCGCGAGCCGCCGCTTCGTCGAAGAATAATTCGCCCGCGGCCAGATCATCCAGGTGACGTTGGCACGCGAGGATCTCGTACTTGCAGCCGATCCGGCCGCCGCTGACGACGTGCTTCGCGTAGGCTGTGACCGGATCGTCCATCATTTCACGAACTGGTCGAACTCGTCCTTGGCGACCTTGCTGCTGGCCGGCACCCGGGCGCGATCGACGGGAGAAAAGCCAAGCTTCGCCGCCGCGGACTGCATGCGCTTCGCGGCCGCGTCGCGCTGGGCGCACTTCGCGTTGCTCGCGACAACGCCGTTGGTCAGCACCACGGTCACGCCCTCTTTTCGGATCTCGATGGTGAGCCGGGCGAAGTCGGCGTAAGCCTCGGCGTACATGGCCAGTGTCGCCATGTCGGCCAGCGTGAGCGTGTCGCCCATCAACCGAGCCGCCCGCACGTACTCGCGCCGCCCGTCTTCCGACAGCCACGCCGGCGCCTTGGGCCGGCCGGCAGTGTACTGGATCGACTGGCGTCCGCTGTTTCCGATTGGTCCGCGGGTGCCCACTATTCGGCCCTCCTCTCACCGACGCGTGGAGACGTGGTGTGCTTACGCTGGGCGAAATCCAGATAACTTTTTGATAGTCGATTGGCAGCCCATGCGGTCGCCGCGATCCAAGCGCAGGCTAGAGCCGAGACAGCCATGAACTTCCAGCCCAGTAGGTAGAAAGCCAAAAGCATCAGCCCAGTGGGAGCGCTGAGTAGAATCAGCCACGCCAATGCGGTGCCGCCTCGTTTGTCTTTTTCGTTTTGCATATATTGTTGATTAGTTGCTTGTTAAGGGGTGGCGGGGGCTTGCAAACTCAGTGCGTTTTCGCGAAAGG